ATGATCGCCAACAAAGGCCTTGGGCTCTCCGCCAACCAGGTTGGATTGAGACACAGAGCTCTTGTGATCACGGGATCCCCGATCATTGCAATTTTCAACCCTCGCATCGTTGACGTGACCCCCGAGGAGATAAATATGGAAGAGGGCTGTTTATCATTTCCTGATCTCTTCTTCAAGGTCAAACGTCCAGCGGCCATTAAGATCAGATATCAACGCCCGAACGGCGAAACGGTAACAGAACAGTATCAAGGGCTAACAGCCAGAATCATTCAACATGAAGTAGACCACCTAGATGGTATAGTATATACCTCACGAGGTAATAGAATTCATGTGGATGCTGCCAAGAAAAAGATGAGAAAGAAACTCCTATGAGATATTTTCTAGACACAGAGTTCAATGGCTTCGGTGGTGAGCTGATCAGTCTTGCCCTTGTCCGTGAGGATCTGGAGTCACTTTACATTGTATATGATAAGCCCCTGGCTCCCATCGAACCCTGGGTTGCTGAAAACGTCATTCCTATTCTTTATGCATCAATTTGCCCAACTTATCAAGGTAAACCGGTTTACATATATGATGGTATTAGCCAAGCCACTGGAGCTAGTATTATTGCAGCCTTTTTGTCTGCAGATGAAAACCCAGTCATTATCACCGATTGGCCAGATGATGTAAAATATATGTGTGAAGCAATAATCACCGGCCCAGGTGTAATGGCTGCTATCAACCAATTGTCTTTCAAGATCGTCAGGTGCGACGCTTACCCAACTGAAGTTGCTGATGCAGTTCAGCACAACGCTTGGTGGGATGCTGTCGCTCTTCGTCAACTACTTCTTCCAACCAAATAAGGACCATTGTATATCATGAATTTTATCGATGAACGAAATTTTGACGTCAACATCCAATACCAGGGTGAAGAATTATCGTGGCTTGGGGATATCAACTTCATGCATGAGAAGTTCGGCATTAACGAAGTGGTTAAGAAGTTCTCTCCAGAACTCTTGAAGGAATTTCTCTTGTTCCGGATCCGTTTCCTAGAGGAAGAGCTCCAAGAGATGAAGGATGCAGAGTCGGCCGAAGACGTTGTAGACGCTCTTATCGACCTTGTGGTTGTGGCCATCGGAACGCTGGACTCATTCCAAGTGGATGGCCAAGTAGCCTGGGACGCAGTCTTGGAAGCCAACCTGTCTAAGAATGCAGGGTCAAACCCAACTAGACCTAACGCCTTCGGTCTTCCCGACTTGATCAAGCCAGAAGGATGGCAAGGCCCATCACACAAAGGTAACCATGGGCTCTTGGCGAAAGTCAAATACCCGCTAAAATAAGGGTGTACACTTTACTTCGGTTGTGATATGATGAGTTATGAACCGTAATGAACTGAAGGCGCTTCTGCGTCGTACTATCAGCATTCCAAGTGATGACCAAGAAATCTTGGCCAGGACTAAGATGCTGGCTGAAGGCATCAGGTCTCACCATGGGGTTAACAGGAATGGTAGAGCCAGGTCTGATGAGCAATTCGAGCGTGATTGTCTACTAGGTGTTGTCCGTGAGATGGCTGTCGCTAAGATCGTTGGTGGTAAACTCAACGACCAAGAATGGAACGTCAATGACCGTTCTTCATTCGCCTGGGATGTTGAAGTTGATAACCTGAAGTTGGAGATTAAACCACACTCAGGTGCTGATTACTTCAACCTGTCAGAAGGCATTGCTCGCATCCTATATAACAATAGTTCCTATTTCAACTATGTGGTCGCAGTATATGTGGCCGAAAGGTCTGATTGTTTCAAGATCAAACCAATGATGATCATCAGCCCCGATGAATTAACCTTCGGTACCAATAAATCGCAGTTCAATAACTGGCAGATCTACTTCGACCACAGACGATATCCACACACACAAATATGGAGTGACAATGAGCCAAACAAGAGAATCAGTGAGAGTCCTGGAGGAGTGTATCGCACTTCAAAACAAAAAATCTCTGGACTACCAGAATCCCAATTCTAACGTAACCCAGGCGATGCACTATCGCCGCGGAATTGATTCTATTTTCGACACGATGTGGGGTAAGATGCTACGCATCCAATCGATCCTAGAGTCAGGCAGTAATCCCAATTTTGAGTCGGTTGAAGATTCCTTCAAGGATCTGATCAACTATGCCTCATTCGCCGTCTCATATTCTAGAGGAGCCATGGAAGGCCAGAGTCCAGATCGTGACATCTTCAACCGGCCAAAACCGGTTAAGGTGGATTTTCAAGACCCCAGTCTTGAAGTGAAATCACCTGGGATTGAAGATACTATCACCAAATATCGTGGCAAGTCGATGCCTGATATTCTAGGTGCAATACCAGAATACGTTCCGATCTGGTGCGCCGTCTCGAGCGAACATGTCAACTTTACGACAACGTTCAATGAACGGTATATCGGCAACCAAGCTACGGGGAATGTCTACGGATGATTGGTAGCCCGTATGTGTATATTGACACTATTCGTGCAGAATTTGCTGAGCTTCTTAACGAAGGGATCTTTGTAGAAGACAAGACGGGGGTCAAGCTTCTCGAGATCCCTGCAGCATCCTTTGTGGCATCTGAAGGAACCATCTTTGGTTCTCCCAACGAAGATTATATCCAACGCGAGTTGTCTTGGTATAGGACTCAGTCACTCAACGTGAATGACATTCCAGGAGGCCCCCCGCAAATTTGGAAAGATGTGGCTGACCCGATGGGCAAGATCAATTCCAACTATGGCTGGGCCATTTGGTCACCGGACAACGGTGGTCAATATTTCAAGGTCTTGAAAGAGCTTCGTGATAACCCGCTTTCACGTAGAGCCATCATGATTTATACCAGGCCTTCGATGTGGTATGATTACAACCTTAATGGCCGGTCGGACTTCATGTGCACCAACACAGTCCAATATCTCATTAGAAATGGAGCTCTCTCGGCGATCGTTCAGATGCGGTCTAACGATGTGTTCTCCGGGTATCGGAATGATTATGCCTGGCAAAAGTTCGTCTTAGATGAACTAGCGGCAGCTTTGGACATTCCTGCTGGTGATATTATCTGGCAGGTTGGGTCTCTTCACATCTATGAACCGCAATTCTATCTGGTTCATCACTATCGTATAACGAGAGAGATCACCATCACCAAGAAGAAATACGCCAAAACATATCCTATCTCAGAATGGAAACCAAAAGATGTCTGAAGTTCATGTACTACGGATAACAGTGAAACAGGATGGTAACGGTTATCCAATCCAACCGGTTACTACTATCGCTGGAATTTACGATGATGAAACCAAACTGGAAAAAGATTTAGCAGGTATAGTTAAGAACCCGTACTTTGGTTCAGGCTCGCATGCTGTAACAACCTACAAGCTCAATGAGGATTACAGTGGGTATTCTAAGTACTGGAAAGACTAAAAATGCATAGTATTCTGGAAGAAGATAAGTGGACCAGGCGCTACGTAGCCTTGGCCAAACATATATCTGATTGGTCTAAGGATCCTTCAACCAAATGTGGTGCTGTGGTTATCGGTGACCATGGACAGGTTCTGTCGACGGGTTTCAACGGGTTTCCTCGAGGTATCGCAGATGATAGTCGGCTGCATGACCGTGAAACCAAGTATAAGCACATCATCCATGCTGAGATGAACGCCATCTATAATGCATCCTTGACATCAGTATCCTTGAACGGTTCGACTCTATACGTTTATGGTCTTCCGGTGTGTGCTCATTGTGCCCTGGGGATTATTCAATCAGGCATCAAGACTGTGGCGGTTGCTTACCCGCGAAATATTCCAGACAAATGGAAAGAATCCGGTGAATTAACAGAAGCCCTATTCTCAGAAGCAGGAGTGCGATATTTCCAGTTCTTTGCTGATTGAACCTACTGAATATTACGACGAATTTAAGCGTTACTACGGGCTTGCTAAGAAGCAGCAGGAACTCTGTAATCTAGGTTCAGTTCCTCATGAGTTGTCTGAGGTGAACGACTCCTTGATGGAGAATGTTCACCTGTATGACGTAGTTGAACGTAAGTATGCCGGGTTCTCTCAAATCGTTAACGACTGCTTCTACGGAACAGGTGAAGAACATCCATACTACCATAAGCTGCAAACTGGCGACGTCACCAACCAACGTAGAATAGTAACTGAGGACTGGAACGGCAAGAGAGACACATTTGGTTTGGCCGAATGGCTCTATGTTTTCATCGTCCACCGTATTACTGGTTCAGGCATCAACTATGCCAAGAAGCCTTCTGGATATCATAACACCATCCTGTTCCATCTACATCAGGCTGATGACGTGCATGGTATGGCCAAACTGATCAAGAACTACCCAGCCACGTTCTATACGTCTGGTGGTTATCAGTTCCCACAATTCCCCAAGCCAACTTCTGATTATAGGAAAGGTGGAGACTACTATCTTTGTGAATTTGCCACACTTCTGTCGTACGACTTGGCCTGCTGGTTGGTTCATCAGAAAGAAAAGCCAGGGCTTCGCGATATCATAGATTTCATGCTGGTATGGAACGTTGAGCATGGGTTGAAGCAGTACAAGTTCCAGTACGCCGCAGTCGCTGCTGATATTGCTGACTGGTTCCCAGATCTTGTAGACCGTGACTCTATGTTCACGTACGGTTCGAATGCTAGAGAAGCTATGTCGTATATGGCCACACCGAAGGTCAAGATGAAGCAGGATGATTTTCTGGATGCAGTTATGGAAATGGGATGTTCTGACCTAGATGCCAAGCCTTATAACCTCGAGGACTGCTTTTGTGACGCGATTCGATGGCTTGAGAACTATTGTGGCAAAGGTGGTGACTATGATCACCTAGACCTTAGCCAGATCTGGAATTCCTCACATCTCAAACATCCACATGGGAGGCAGCGTTGGCTCACAACAACCACGTAATTGATGGCATTAACAAGGATGCGGTCAACATTTTCGAGGGCTTCAATACCAGGGCTGGAGCCAAGGAACACTACCTAAGGTTGGCCGATGGGTTCATTCCATACAACCCAGATCCTGTTGTCATCGAACATGATGGAGTCCGGGTGGTTCGTGATGACTTGATTGTTGGAACTAAGACCAGGGCAGGTGATATGCTCATGTCCAAGGCCAACCAAAAAACGATCGTCTATTCCCAGCCACGTACCGGCCTGGCCGGTGTTTCAATCTTAGATTGTGCCAGGCAACATGACAGAGAAGTGGTTCTGTTCATGCCAGCATCTAAACGTATCTCGTTGCATCAGGCCTGTTGTATCGAACAGGGTGCCAAACCCATCTTCCAACGCATTGCGGCGATGCCCAACCTCAACCGTTTGGCCAAGATCTGGGCAGAAGAGAACGATGGCTTCTTTATCCCACTCGGCCTAAGACACGAATACGCAACAGCCGGTATCGTGCATGCGGCCTCTATGATTGACGAACCAGACGAGGTTTACGTAGCCATCTCAACGGGTGTATTGTCCCGGGCCCTTCAAATCGCCTGGCCAAACGCCAAGTTCCACGAGGTGGCTGTTGCTAGAAACCTTAAGGCCGGTGAAGCCGGTGAGGTTGATGAATTGATCAGCGACCCTCTACCGTTCACAACCCCAGAAAAGGCTGAGAACCTGCCACCGTTCCCGTGTGTGGCCACATACGACTCGAAGGTGTGGAAATATATTCCAAAGAACACCGGCCGAAATATTCTCTTCTGGAACGTCGGAAAAGAACCTGTACTCCAGGATGAGAGCATATATAATACCGTGAACTCCTATAGAGACTGGGACAAAAATTTATCATGAAACGCCTCCTAACATCACCATTCAACGCTATCTCCAGCTCTATGCATTCCCATAGGGCTGCACAGGGTGTCATCTACGCCGACATGATCTATCGAGGTGGGAATGCCGTTGATATAGATTTTGGCAACAAGGCCAACTACGATGACTACGACACCCTGTTAATCTATCATGGAAATGATTGGTCAGGATCTCTCAACCTTTTCGGTGGGATGAAGGCCTTTGCCGGCATTGATCGGATCATTGAGCTTTCAAACTATAAAGGTCAAGTCGTATCTTTGATTGAAGATATGCCTGATTATCATGGTATTCTATATGAGCGTTACAAGAAACTGGATGACCTCAATAGTCAATGGCATAAGGTTAACTGGGAAGGTATGGCAAGTCTTGAGTCGAGATCGATTACGCTTAGCTTGCAGGACTTAAACAGCTATAGTGAACAATACGCAATTGGCACACTACCAAGAACACTAGTGATTGGTGACTCTCATGCCATCTCCTTATATTGCCCTGGTACAGAAATGAACTCTGTTCCATTCAAGACCTTGCATGGTGCTCTGAATGAAGGCCTGGAAACATTCCTCCTTAATCCCAAAGGCCTCAAGGAAGTGGATTCTTATTTTGGGAATATCGATATCCGTCACCATCTGATGAGACAAGAAAATCCTAGCATCGCCGCAAAACAGCTAGCTCAAAGATACGTATACGAAGCCACACTGCTGGCTGACAAGTACGAATTGTCCAATTGGAATATCTTTGTGCCGCTGCCAATCGAGGATGAATCACGCCAAGTTCCTAAGACCGGTTGGTATAAGGGAACTCCATTCTTCGGATCATGGAAAGAACGTAACCAGATTCGAACCGAATTCAACGGTTGGCTACGGGTTTTTGCGCGCCTTGTCACAAAGGCAAAGATAACTATCGTCGATGATTGGGCTGATGGATTAATGAACTCTGGTGGTCAACTGGATTTCAAGCACATGGAGAAGCCCAGGTCCATCCACCTCTCGAGGGCATCATACCCGTTCTGGACTGGGCAATATTGGAATGATGGTAATGGCTCCTTGGCCAAGAAGGCTGAAGGCATCGAAGGGTTTTTTGGAGAATAATATGGCAGACTGGATTAGAATTACTAAAGATAATTATAAAGACCTAAAGGTTGGTATGGCATTTGCTGCAAAGCTTAAGTATAGTGAACCTGGTGTATATAACATATACATTGGGTATATCGAAGATCTCTTACCTCCGAATAATGGCCTAGGCATATGGCTTAAGGGGCGTGTAATTACTGATAGTGTGGGTCCTTATATGGATTATTCCATAAGTGAAAGCCTTATAGACCTTTTGGATGAAATGAAGCTGTATTCAACCTTCCGTAAATTTACGGAACAGGACACTAAATTGACAGAATTCGTGACCCTGAGTTATGCATCCGACCCTCATATCTCTATGCCTCCTTCAAAACCTAAGAGCAGTTCTATTGACTATCGCTTCGGCGAGGATGGTTACATCGACGAACTGAAGACCTATATCGATGCAACCTACGGTGCCCACTATTCAGGTAAGGTGGGTCCAATGGATATCATGATCGCTGGGGGTCAGGCTCTAGGATTTATTGTCGGAAGTATCATAAAATACGCATTCCGCCTAGGAAAAAAAGATAACTATAAGCGTGACGACGTGCTGAAGATTGCACACTACGCTATTCTCCTCCTCCACACATATGACGTTTTGAAACTAGGAGACAAGAAAGATGGTTAAATTTAGAGTATATTTTATGGAGAGAAGTCCTCTCGAGACTACTGCATCTCATTGGGAACTTCTCAATGGAAACACCTTGCACTTTTTTAATCTCGGTAAAAGCTTATCCAAGCAAACTGAATTAGTGCTTGGACCCAATACTTATTGGACAACATTTGAAAGAAAGGAAGACTAATTTGACGTTTGAAATCAAGATGCCGATTGAGGAGCTCAAGAAGCGAAAACTTATGGTCGCGACACCGATGTACGGTGGCATGGCCGCGGGCATGTTTACGAAGTCGATCGCAGATTTGTCGGCACTGTGTGTACATTATGGAATTACCCTCCAGATGTACTTCTTGTTCAACGAGAGCTTGATCACTCGGGCC